GGTAGAAAAAATACTTTAAAAGATGTTAAGCGCTACGAAATAAAAGCTAAAAAATAGTCCGAAATAATAAGGGTTTAGCTACCAATTAAACTGTTACCCCTTATATTTTCGGACTCTAACTATATTCAGTTTTTCCTAATCAACCAATATATCTTTATTTTCTTGTCTAACACCTCCTTTTTCTACTAGTTGTTTAAACTTTTCTCCACTACGAAATGTGGGAACTTGGTGACTAGGAATATAGTAACTTTGATTCTTGATAGGGTCTTTACCATTGCGTTCTTTAAACGTATAGCTATCGTAAGTACCGTGCCCCCATATACTTACACGTTCACCACTAGCCACAGTGGTATGAATCATATCTAAAAAAGAATTCAAAATAAACTTAATCTTGTGCCGTGCAATTTTTTCTCCATACTCGCGGTATGTTTTTTCTTGCAACATACATACTAAATCGTCAATTGTCTTTGAGTTAATGTTCATTGGTCATCGCCCTAAATAGTAATCTGGGATAGTCGTAATTATAACAGGTAAATACAAATGATTTAGTATTAGTAAATATACTAGTGTTTATTATTTATGCCTGTTTATAATTTAGAGAACTTAAATCCAGTTACTAAGACTAAAAATATATTAAAAGAATTAGACGAAGTTACAGATATTTTTACTAGTAGTATCGTTAATCAAATAAATAAACTGTTACTACACCACGTTACTAGTAACAGTAATAAGACTTGGGACGATGCTATTAGTGGTTTAGATAGTAAAAAATTAAAGCCACTAATATATAACCACATTAGTCAGCTTTGGCGCGAAGCTTGGAGTGTAGGTAGTGATCATGGTAGAGAAGATATTTTATCTATCTACAAGAAAAACAAAGTTAAACGGTTTAATGAACAACTAAGTTTAGCTACTTTCGCTACACAAAAGAACGATGGTTTAATTGGGCGTTTAAGTAAACAAATTGAAAATGCAATAAAACAACAACAAGAAGTTGGCAGAAAACAAGAAGACTTAGATAGTAGTATTTCTAAATTACAACAAGGTATAAACAACCCTGCTAAATACGCTAAAAACAATATTAATCGTGAAAGAAATTTTAGTCCTGAAGAACAAGAAACTATTAGAAATACTTTATCTAGTAGATTAACTGAATTAAATGCTGAGAAAGTGTCATTAAATAAACAATCGGAAGCACTTAAACAACAAGAAGAATTTGCACGTTATCAATTGACCAAAGTTGCTAATAATCAACCGCTTACTAATACACAACAACCAACTGTACTTAGTCAAGAAGAAATACAACAACTAAGGAGAGACAAAAAACAGCGTCAACAATTACAAAGAAATGAAAGACAAAGTAATAAAGAATTAGAACGTCAACAACAATTACTTGTGCCATTAGAAAGTAATAAATCTTTGGCATCCCAAGTTACAAAAGATATTCGTAATCGTAGGATACTAGAATCGCAACGTAACAGAGATGTTAGCAATCAATTGAAGCAGCCAATTAGTTTAAAAGATGAAACTGAGTTTGGTAAATACTTAGATAAAAGGTATGAATATATTGCAAAAAAACTAAGTGACGATGTTAGTGAATCAACTAAACAAAATATACAAAGTTTAATTGGAAATACTAAAAATAAAATTGCCACCTATTTATCGAGTACTGAGCAGAAGAGAGAGCGTAATTTGTTACAAGCTTTAAGTCCACTGTATCCAGACTATGGTGCTGAAGCAAGGAAGATTATTAAAGAAAAGAAAGATAGTCTGTTAACTAAAAAAGAAATACAAGCCCAGCAAGAGATTATTAATAATACTTTTAACCCGCGAGAAAAACGTGCGTTGCAAGAAAAACTAGACAGAGATTTGTCTCAAGGTATTACATTAAGTCAAGACCAAGCAAGACGATTAGGTCTTACCAGCAACAAAATAAGCCAAAGAGATCTAGAACAACTATCTAAAAAGAAATCTGTTTTGCCGCGCATAAAACGTACAGCATTAACAGAGTTGTCAGCAGCTTACAACTATGGACGCTTTGCACACTACGAAGCAGACGGCATAGAACTAGTGCGTTGGGTAGTTAGCGTTGAACACTTACGTATGGAAAGACAAACTAAGAAGCCATACAGTGGGCAAGGAGTGGTGTGTGAAATGTGTGTGGGTATGGCAGATAGGGATACAGGATATGGTCAAGGGGTGTATGATACCTTATTATTTCGGACTGACCGGATGATACCTCCACCAATTCACCCTAACTGTAATTGTTATCTCGAACCTGTTGAAGGTAAAAGAAATAAAGGTTTATTATCAGGTGGACAATTGGCTAGTGCAGCAATTCTGGGAGGTGTGGCGTTAGCTAGTATTGGTTTACTAAATAGAATGTTTAATCGTACTCGACCTAGTGTAGCTAGAGCAGCTTTAAATGACTTACTAGAAGATGTTCCTAGATCTGTACTACAAGAACTTACTGTTCCTACCCAAAATCTTTATAATGTATTGACTGTTAAACATAAAGAAAACTTAAATATACAACTACAAGCTCCAAGTCCCACTTCACAACCTATACGTTTATCTAATGAAGAAGATATACTAACCGCTAATCGTGTAATAGAAGATTTAGAAAAACCTATTGTTAATGCTAAGTCAAAATATAGTATTGGGCAAACAATTAAAGGTCGTAATAATCGTGTATTAACTGAAGGACAACGTGCATTAGGAAATGACATTCAGACTATAAACAAAGCACAACAGTTAATCAGGGAGTCCGAAAATAAAAGAGCATTATTCAAGGAAAGGTTTCAAGCGGCAGAAGGTAATGTGCAATTACAAAACCAACTATTAAATCAATACAGTAAATACATTAGTGATTTAAACAAAACTATTAACAGTTTAGATATTAGTCAAATTAAATTAGTTAATGCATATACCAGTGCAAATAATGCATTAGAAGAAACCAAACAAACAATGCAAAGATACAGAGCTGTAGATGCTTTGTCACCGGGTTTAGTAAATGCAGATGATTTAGTTAATAATACTAATTCTGTTAAAGTACTTAATGATCAAAGTAATAGACTTTATAACAACATAAATAATACACAACAACAACGTAATGAATTTAAAGATACTTTATTAAATACTAAAAACAGTTTAATAAATGACACTAGTATGTCACAGTTGTATCTTCAGAATAAATCAAAAGAATTGAACTATCTAAATGAAATACTTACAGATAACTTAGGTCGTAGTACCTTAGAAACTAATTTATCTATAGCAGAAGAATATATAAATGTAGTACGTCAAAGAGTAGTAAATCAGACGGCTACTAACCCCAGAGATTACAACAAAAGTTTGACAGACTTAGAAAATGCAGTAGAGCAACTAAATTTAGTGCGTAGTAGTACAGATAGTTTTAATTTAGATATGGAACTACTAAACCGTGCAGCTAATAGTCCAACTATAAATGTGAATGGTGTTGTAAGTAATAGTAATCAGCAAATAGCTCAAGTAGTAAAAGAGAAGCTCGATAGATTGTCGCAATTAGAAGTAGAAAGTAATAATTTGCAAGTACAACTAAAACAGTTAAAAGAGAATAGCCCTAAAGCAAAAGATCAAACAGGTATTAATCCAAGACAATTAAATAAAGAAGCACTGTTAAACAATATTACACGGCAGATGGGTAGTTTGGTGTATGAGCAACAAAGCTTAAATCCTACTAACCCTAGGTACAATGAAATTAGTAATTTAATTAATGAACTGAACACACAAAAACAACAAATAGATAATGCTTATTTTAAAAGTGTTTTTAATACAGAATTAATTCAAATAAAACAACCTAAGAAAAGGATTACGGTAAATGGCAGATAAAACAATAAAAGTAAAAGCTTCAGTACGTAAGGGAAAAATTGTTAAGGGTTACAACCGTAGTAAAGGTAAAAATACTAGAGCTAGTTTAGTAGGTTTGTCTACATTAGCTGGAGCTGCTGGTGGTTTTGTAGCGGGTAGCAAATTAGGGGCTAGTCACCCATTAATTGGCGGACTAATGGGCACTATAGGTGGTACTATTGCAGGGACTGTTGCTGCAAACAAATTATCCAGTACTTTATTTTTAGATAAAGAACAAAAGAAACAACAAAAACAACAATTAAACAAAATACAATATACGCAGATTAAAGCTCAAGGATTTAAAGACCCTATACAACAAGCAGCTAAAAGTGGAATCAATCAAGCTATCTTGGGAGGTACTATAGCTGGGGGAATATCTTTAACTTTGTCGGATAAAAAATCAGGAGGTTATTTAAGAAGCTTAGTAGGTGGAGGGGATAAAAAGAAAATAGTAAATTTTGAACCTTCAGCAGGTAACAGGTACAGAGCTACCACTGTTACAGCACCTGATTTATCCAAAATGGATAATAAGCTCTATTCAAAAATGGGTGGAGAATTAGATGATAATTTTAATAAAAAAGGTATAAAGGTGTGGGAAGCCACAAAGCAAACCCCTAAAGCAGATAAAATATGGAATACCACAGACAATATCGAAAATTATGTTAGCCAAAATAAGCTAAAGTTGGGGGAAGTAAATCAAATATCTCCTCAAAATCTAAATAAAAGATTTACTAATAAGTATTTAGCAAAAGTAGCAATCAAAGCACGTAAAGCAGCTGTTGTGGGAGCTGTTGGGTTAGGAACATACAGTGCTATTAAAACTTACTTAAAAACAAAAGATAATAACAAAAAATATAAGTTAGAAAGAAAATTTAATAAAGTAACCATCCCCAATCATTTAGCAGAATTTAGTACAAAGCGTGTTACTGTTAAATCTTCTATTCGTAAAGGAAAAATAGTTAAAGGATATGACAGAGATCAACGTTCTAGAGTAAACGGAGTAATAGATGTAGGTGCTGCAACTATAGGAACAGGATTAGCTTATAAAGGAATAAAGTCTTATTTAAATACAACTACAGAGCTGGCTAATAAACCTTACACAGATTCTTTAAGACAACAAAAAAATTACTTTAATGAACCTACTGTAGTAAGCAATAAAGCTAATGCGATTAAAGATAACTACAAAAACAAAGGATTACAACAATTAAATGAATACAAACGTAAATTAGATAGTGCAAAAAATATTACAGATGTAATTGATCCAGGGACAATTAAACCAAATAGTAAAATAAGTAGTTTAGCTATCCGAGATACACAAAACACTTTAACTGATGATGTAAAAAAAGTATTATTGCAAAACAAAGTAAATGAAGTTGCTAGCACACAAGGTAGACGTGCAAAAGTTGCTGTTAAGTTAGAACAACAAGCTGCTAATAAATATATTAAGAATATAGGTAAGATACCGAAAATAAGCAATAAAGTTACCGCAATAGGTTTAGCAGGGTTAATTGGCACAACCGTAGGAATAGGCACTGTTAACAGTGTTAGGAAAGTAATAAATAATCGTCGCAGCAGAAAAATTAAATGAAAACACTGTTTATTTCGGACATAGATATATTATTTTCCAGACCTAAAGGAAGCAAAGACAAAACCCCTCGTAAAAAAAGAATCGGGTTAAGTTCAGTGTTGGCGGGTAGTGCAGTTGCAGGTGGAACTAGAGGTGCTTTGGTTGCACATTTAAAAATGAGAAAAGGATTTAATTTAGTCTTAGCTAATAATGAAGATAATTTTAAAAAAGCTATTAAGTCAGGAAATCCTCACGCAAATATAATTTATCCAAGTAAAGCCAAATTAAAACAAATTTACATCAAGAAGTTAAGCGGTAGAGCGGGAAAAAGTGCATTAACTAGTGCAGTATTATCTGGGGCAGGTTACGGAGCATACAACTTAATATCTAAGCATTTAGATAAGAAAAAAACAGAATGAAAACATTATTTATTTCAGATATAAACACCAATTTCGCGAGAGAAATAAAAGTTAAATCAAGTATACGCAAAGGAAAGGTTGTTAAAGCACATATTCGTAAAGGAAAAGATAAGAAATTAATTAGCAATGCCCAAGTTGCAGGTATAGGTAGTGCAGCCTTACTTGGTTTAGGATTAGGTACTTACGGGATTTTAAAGGCAAGATATAACTTAAATATAAAAATATCTGCCAAAGAAGCTTTAGAATTATCTAAAAAAATAAAACCTGCTCAATTATCTACAGCAGAGCTTAATCGTCCGAATATAAATTATGCGGTTGCTGGGCTTAATTATGGTGCAGAAGCAAAAAGTAGTAGTCAGCTTTCTAAATACATTCACAGTAAAGTAAAGGGACATACTATAGCTGTTGATACTCGAAGTATGAATGACCTTCCAGATACTCCACCTGGAAATAGTGCTAGACAACTATTTGACTTAACAACAACTGCGGCTAAAAAAGGCATTTTAAAAGGCTATAATCCAACAGCTAGAGAATTAGCGGCAACTGTCAAAGCCAATATGGATATGTATCCTGATAAAATACAAACTTTGCATGGACACAGTTCTGGGGGATACGTAACTAATGAAGCTATGCATATCCTAAAACAAATGGGTGTAGACACTAACAAATTAAAACAAGTAACTTATGGGGCAAATAGCCATGGTATTTTACCACCAGCTAAAAATTCGCTACACATACTAGATAAAAACGATTGGCAAGCAGGACCATTTAAGTTTCCAGGTGCTGTAATTATTAATAAAAATAATAAAAAGAAACCCGGTAAATTTGTGGATAGATATATGTCTGACCACGGAGCTTACCACTACTTATCCAATGACGAAAGTAATAAATTAGTTAAAGATTTTGTTATTCCTAAAGATTACGTAGCACCTAAACTAATTACAGTAAAACCTAAACCCACAGTAACTGTAAATAGTGAAAAACCTTTAGCAAATGAAATACAGCAAATAAAGCAAAGTGGTAAGAATCTAAAAGAAATCAAAGCTAAATACGATAAGGCAGCTAGTAACACCAATATCCCAGAAGACAAAAAAGAAGCAGCATTAAAATCTGCCAAAAAGAAACTAGTTAATGCACAAAATATTTATAACAATAGTAAAAAAGCTGTAAAAGATAAAGTAGATGCAAACCGCAAATCCAAATAATAAAATTAGTGTATGTATTTAGCTATTGTTGTATTTGTTATTTGCACTATTTGGGTGACACCCAACTTAAGACTATTATTTTCGGACTCCTAAAACATATTGGCTATAAACATTAGGGTATTTATCTTTAATTTGTTTTGCTAAACCATCTCCCATTACACCTTTTAAATTAACTTGATGTGCAATTAAGCCTTTTGTTATGTCTAATAAATCTCCATTTATAACATTAAGCATTATCTATCTTTACCTTCATCATCAAAGTTACTTAAAAAATACATAGGACTTACATTTAACAACTTACTGAAATAAATAAGATTATCTATAGTCAAATTACGTTTACCTGTTTCTAGTAAACTTAAACCACCTTGGTTATACCCAGATATTCTGCTAAATTCTCCCTGAGAATAACCACATTTCTCTCTGGCTTTTTTAAGCTTAATTCCCACTCTTTTGTTTAAGCTTATTTGTTTTTTATACATTGCAGCAAGTAATTAAGTATCCTTATTTTAATATATCTGTGTTTAGTATTTAGGATATATAGTGAATTAAATTATGACTACACGCACAAGTAAAAAAAGAAATATTAATAATACAGTGCCAGTCACACATTTTGAGGCACAACCATTATCTGCCGAATTTAAGGAAGCAGATGGACATATTCAGACTAGTGCGTTGATATTAGTCGAAGGCGAACATATTGACAGTAAACAACGTAAGCATATTTTCTCAGCAGATCGAATTCAAAAAATAGCAGACAATACAAATCGCTTACTACAAATGGGTACACGAGTACCTTTTTTAGCTGATCATATTAAAGCTCAAGACAAAACTTATGGTGATTTAGATGGCTCTATCGAAACTCGTGTAATTACACCAGAAGATATTGGAGATTCTAGATACAATCATTTAGTAGGAAAATTTGGTGCTTTTGCTAATCAAATAACAATTAAATCCCGGCAAGCCATAGAACAGTACAGAGATAAGCTACTATCAACTATTAGTCCTGGTATAGATATTGTTTCGGACTGTATTAGAGAAATTAGTGCTACTAGTACTCCGGCAATTGTTGGTCTAAGACTATTTAAAGGTCATGATACTGGGTTAGCTACATTTGCTTTATCGTTTGACGAACTAGAAAATAGTGACGATCAAGTAGATCAAGTAAAACAGCAATACGACGAACTTACTGAGGATTTGTGGTTGGTTTTGGCAAGTATTCTTACTGCAACTGACGAAGCACTAAATGGTCAAGATCAAAGTCAATTAATGGAAAAAGCATTAGATGATTTTGAAACTCGACTGTTAGAAGTATTAGGTGTACAACCTGAAGACGAAGAATCGGAGCAACAACCTACCACTCCAGTTCAAGAAGATATAAAAGCTCAACAAAGTGCGGGTATGCCTAGAACACTTTCTCAACGTGGTAGTACAGCACAATACGAAAGCTCCCAAGTATTAGCAGCTTTTACTCTAGATGAAATGGAGAAGTTAGCTGAGTTTGGTATTGGTAGTGCATTTAAAACAGCACGGACAGCTTTAGGAGGTGTTGCTAAAAAAGTAGCTACTGAAGCCAGCAAAACTAAAAATATGTCTAAATTAGGTTTTGGTATTTCCAAAGCCAAAGCCTCTCTGTCAGGAAAAGGTAGACTGAAATCTAATCTAGCTGGTATTGGTGGTGCGGCTAAAGCGGCTTATGGTACCACAGGTGGGAAAATTGCTGCTGGTGGTTTAGGTGTAGCCGCAGTAGGAGGAACAGCCATGGGAGTAAATAAACTACGTAAACCCAAAAAACCCAAATTTTAATTTACAAAATAAAGGATAAACAGTATGTCAAAGTCAGTTGTTGCAGCATTTAGTATGTCGGATTTAGAAAACCTTAATGGTTATTCTCATCTGGCTAACTTTGCTCGTAAAAAAGGTAGCAAAGATAAAAAGAAAAGAATGAGTAAAGGGGGCATTGCTGCTGGTTTAGCCGGAGCGGGTGCTTTAGGTGCTGCTGGAGCTAGATATGGTGGAGGTGCTGCTGCTAAAGTTTATGGTGGATTAAGAAAAGGTGGTGTAGGTCGTAAAGAAGCTGCCAAATCTGCTCGTGATGTAGGAGCATTTGTTGGTAAAAACAGATTAAATCAAGATGTGTCAGCTTTAAAAAATATGCCCAGACAAGTGGGTAAAGCTGGTGGACGTTTACTTGACTCATTAAAAAGAGCCGGAGGTGCGGCTAAGTCCGGTTTACAAACTCCAACAGGAGCAGGTGGAACTAATGCAGGTAAGCTACGTGAACCACTAAACCGTTTAGGTAATGCTGCCAAAGGTGGATTAAGTACTAAAGGTGGCAAACTTGGAGCTGGTTTATTAGCTGCTGCTGCTGTAGGTGGAGCTGGTGCTGCCGCATTACGTAGCCGTAAAAAAAGGAAATAACTAATGTTACTAAGTGAAGCTACTTTTGCCACATCAACTTTAGGTATTACCAAACCCCGCAAAAAGAAACTAGTTGGGTTAGGAAGTGCTGCAACTAGTGGGGCTATTTCTGGAGGTGGTACGGGTGCATTAGTAGGGCTACTAGCTAAACATAGTAATAGTGGTTTTCAACGTAATGCTGCAGCAGCAGGAGCAGCAATAGGAGCTGGTATGAGTATAGCTAAAAAGCTTAAATCCACTAAACCTAAGACACCCAAAATACCCAAACCTAAAAAGATAAAAGCAATATAAGGAATCAAAGATTATGGCAGGTTTACGACAACTAGAAAATACTGAAGAGATTACTGATATTCAGTATCACATGGGACTTTACGAAGAGTTAATTGAGAATCTTGACAATGCTGTTGAAGCTGGAGTTATGGATGAAGCAACAGCTAAAGCTCATAAAGCACAAGCAATTATTGACCTTAATAACCGTTTGTTAGAGTCCGAAAATATTGATGAAGAAGAACTACAAGCAATATACGGCGACTCAGAATATTCGCAAGGTGATGAAGGTGTGGCTAATTTTAGTATTGGTAATCGTTTTGGGGCTGCATTAATTGAATTAGGCGAACAAGCAGGTTACGACGATATAGAGTCATTGGTGTATGACATAGCCGAACTCACAGAAAATGACCCTGAAGACATTGCAGGACTAATTACTGGGGACAGCGAACCGGACGATAATTTAGCCATTTACCTAGCTCGTTGCTTTGAGCTTGACGAAGAATATACTACAGATCTTCGTTTGGCAGCTATGGAAGCTCGTGGTGAAACTCTAGAAGATTACGAAGACAGTGATGAAGATGAAGACGAGGAAGACGCCGAATATTCTCAAGTTACGGAACTAAATAACCGTATTGCTGAATTTGAGCAAAACCAACAAATTCGTGATGCTTTAAATGAACTAGAACTAAAAGCCAAACAAGTAATGCCTCCGAGTGCAGTCAAAGTATTGTTTGGCGATTTTCAGCTTGAGAGCGATCGTGTTGCTGCATTTTCTCGTACAGCAGATCTTAATGGTGTAGGTGTTGCAGAAGAACTTTATGCAATGCAAAAAACCATTGAATTGTTCGAGAAAAGTGGACTCAACAAATTAGCAATGTTTCAGTCTTATTCGACTGGTACTGCCACAGAAGTCACCGACGAAGACGCTGAAATTGAAGCACAAGCAAAACGTAATTTTGAGTTACGTAAAGCCCGTAGTCACAACTTAATTTAAAAAGGACTCCCACAAATGTTAAACCGTGTTAGATACAACAGTGACCCACAAATCATTGCTTTTGCAGATATGCAAGAAGCCCCAGTGAGTGCAACTGTAAATGCTACTTTTATTTCTCCAGACCTAGACGGACGTAAAAATGTACCTGCGGGTATGTGGATTGCTCGTCGTAAGGGTAGCGCTGAACTATGTTTTTTACCTCGTGCGACCACAACTCAAGCTACAGACACTAATTCAAACACACTCAGACTCAACATTATTGCTCCTTTTGTTCCGGGCGATAAGTTGTATGTGATTGAACCTTACGCAAGTGTGAGTGTTACAGGCGTTAGTGTAGGACAAACATTAATTATCACAGTTAATGGTCGTGCCACTACAGTTACTGCTACCACAACGTCTATTTCTGATTTGATTAATCTAGCAGCACAAGCATTACTTAATAGCCAAGTCCGGGCAGTTCCAGATACCACTAACAATAAGTTGTATTTGTTCTCTAAAAACAAGAGTGAATATCCACTAACTGTTACTGGTACGGCAACTGCATCTGCTAGTGACAGCAAATTGACTACACCTGCATCTGAGTTGGGCACTATTCAGTCAATTAATCCAACTACCAAAGAGGTTACTTTGACTGGTAATGCTGGGTATGTATTACCTGTTGGTAGCCATGTAGGAAGCCCTGTAGAGGATATCCTTGGTTTGAATGTACATTCTCACGATTTCTCTACCACGCTGTCTAAACACATTAATGGCTTGACTGGAGCAATTGGTGTGTATCAAAGTGCATTACCTTATCTTGATGATGAGATTAAGGATAGATTCCCCAAGATGTTGTTCCGTTCACGTTTTTAATCAAAGTAATAATTTAGGACACTAAATAAAGAATATGGGATACATTGCCAATTGGCTAAATGATAAACAACAAGCTAAAGAAGCTGACTGGATTATTGAGTCAACACTCACGACTCTTAAACAACGGTCAGGTATTCTTGACCCGTATATGCCTATCAAGCAATACGATTCTAGAAACTTCTTGGCTTATGTTGTAGAGCAGATTAACACTATTGCAAGTGTCGTTGCTTATGGGTCTAATATTCCCCTCACACGACATAATGCAATTCAGAAACTGACTATTCAGATGGTCAAGATTGCATTGAGTAGGGTTTACGACGAGCCTACTCAGTGGGATATGCGTGACAGTATGATGTTTGCTAAGGGAGCAGCTGTTACAGTACAAGACCAAAAGATGTCTGACGGTAGTGTTGTTAAAGGTACTAACAACGATTTAGCTAATTACCTTTGGGGAAGTATTGAGCAACTAGTTAAATCGTGTATGGATACCTTAAATGTAATGACATGGCAGTTATTACAGACTGGTACTGTTAATTTTACAGATACTCGAACAGAGACTACTACTGTAATTAACTTTGTAGACCCACAAGCTGATTACAATCATTTTCCTGAAACATTAGTACAAACAGGAGCTAATGCTAATCCCCAAGATAATGTTTGGAGTGATTATGAGTATGCTAACGGACTACAGCGATTGTTCTTGGATGTAGATACCTTTATAGATACTAATGGTAATCCCCCTGACCTCATTGTAATGAGCCGTAGAGCGCGTAATGATTTACTGAATCAAAAGACTACCAAGGAAGCTGCAAGGCAGATGATGGCTAGTACTCAGGTGGGTACGGTGTCTCCAGATATGTTGAAGAACATTCTTAGCGCTAGAGAGTTACCAGAGATTAAAACCTTTGATGAACTATATCAGATTGAGAATGTTAATAAGCAGATTACTAAGGGGCGGTTTTTGAATGATAATCGCTACTGTTTCTTGGTAGAAAATGCTGGAGTTAGGGCAGTGGGACCAACTTTGGAATCGGCAAACGGAGCATTGGACCTGAATCCTAAATCCGGTGTTTATGTGTCTACAAGGGAAGTAAACAAAGAGCCTCCGATTGATTGTACTACTGCAATTATGACTGGCGTACCTTTTGTGGGAGATCCAAAGAAGCTGTTTTCTAGACAAGTCAAAGCATAATTCTTTTTCAGTTTCTTGTTACCAAATGAACCTCTCTAGATTATTCCAGAGAGGTTTTTCTTTGTTATAATATAGGTAGGTAACAAGACAAGTACTGAAAGAACATGATTATTTACGAACATTGCCCGATTCTGTATATTTATGCATTACTCGACCCAATCACATCTGAAGTGAGATATGTAGGTCAAACTAAAAATCCACGCAAAAGGTTACTAAGCCATATATCTCTAGCTAGAACAGGACGAGAACGTAATCATAAGGCTTGTTGGATTAAGGGCTTACTTAGTAAAGAATTAGAGCCTATTCAGAAACTACTGGAAACTTGTGAAATAGAAATAGGACATAATCAAGAAGATTTTTGGATTAAGTATTACCAGGATAAAAACCACAGAATACTAAATACAGAGGCTCCTGCAAAAACACCTTGCTTGAATCGCCCTCAAACTGACTCTGAAGTACAGGTTAACCCAGAACGTCAGTTAAGTCGCAATAGTAAAACTCGTGCAGTTTCTTATCACGGAGTACACATTCATGCTAAGAACTCAAATGTACCTTATCGTGCATCCCTTCGTATTAAAACAGTAAGACATCATCTAGGTCAATGGGATAACCCCGAAGAGGCAGCACGAGCCTGGGACAGTGCTATGGCTTATTACTTTCCAGACCACAAGATATTTAATTTTCCAGATAGTGTTGTCCCTTTAAGTATCGATGAGATCAAAAAAACTAGAACAGCACTAGTAAATCAAACGTCCCTATACAGAGGTGTTACTTTAATTAAAAAATCTAATCTTTGGGCAGTTAGTTGTTCTTTCGACAACAAAAAGACTAAGGTAGGTACTTTTGATACAGAAGAAGTAGCTGCTATGTATCGAGATAGCTTGGAATTATACTATAACCCAGATAAGCCTAAGCTTAATTTTCCTGATAAAAGTAATAAAGCACTATCTATTGAGGAAGTCCGAATAATAAGCAGGCAGCTAAAAGGTTTATCCGACACCCAAACATCTAAATATCCTTATATCTTTTACCAAAAACGAGAAAACAAATGGGCATTTGAAATTAATAAATATCGTAAGTCTGGGTTCCAAACAGAACTAGAAGCAGCAAGGGCGCTTAACACCTACCTCACTATAAACAAAATAAACAAACCAATACTTAAACTACAAACCTCCTAAAAACTTTTAATACTAACTACCTACAATTTAAAGAGGGTGGACTCCCTCTTTTTTTTTACTACAATTAAATTAAAACTAAAAAATAATATGTATTATTTATCTGACTTTAACACTGCTAATTTTGCTAGAAAAAAGGGTTCTAAAGATAAAAAGAAAAGAACTTTAAAAAATCCATTAAAAGCAGGCTTAATTACTGGAGGATTAGTAGCTGCTACTCCAACAATGATTGGTTTAATGGATAAGGATATTAATAAACTAAAGCGTGTACCCGCAAAATACAAGCTAGCAGCTGCAATTGGGGGATTAGGTGTAGGTGGATTAGTTGGATTAAAAACTAGACAAGAAATGAAAAATGGGAATAAGTATACTACCTCATTAGGCAAATAAATAAAACAAACAAGAGATAGCTATTAAACTATCTCTTTTTACTATCTAATATATTCTAATTAAGACTGCTTAAAAATTGATTTTTCTTTCATCCTTTTAACCATTTCTTCTGTCTTACGGGTAACTTCTTTTACTTGTTCTTTGGTGGGATTTTCTTTGTTAATCATCTTTATTCCTTATTTAAAAACAAACTTAAAAAGAACCAAATATCTTCAGACCAATTATCTTCATTAATAGAATTGTCTGTTCCCCAGTTTTCTTCAGTATTTTTATTTCGATAAAACCATTCTATTTTTCCATCATTAAATATCTCAGATTCTAGATAGTGTTCTACGGTTTCCCAAACGTACATTAAATTATCATTTTCTCCTATACAAGCATCTGGGATTTGTAGTTCTAAGTTTTTTACTAAAAAGTATCCACATACTCTGCCGTATAATCTAGCTGCATTAATATATGTATTTCTTGAAATTTCTGATTCTATAGATTCCAAATAATCTTCAACACTGATAGTCATCTAAATAATTTCCTTAACAATACCTAACTCTAAAGCTTGTGTAGCGTTAATATAAACTTCTTTATTTTCCCAACCAATCGACAAAATCCACACACAACAATAGAAAAAAGTGCTGGATCTTGTTGTGCAATTAAATCATATAAAAATAAACCTACATAAACTTCGCCACCACCCGAAGTAATATAAAATGTACTTTTCTTTTCAGTGTCTAAATTATCTAGACACTGTTTTAAATACATTATTCCTTCTTGACATATTCTGCCTGAATAATAAATAGTGTTGTTGTTTCTGTTGCAAGTATAATCTGGCATAATAAACCTCTTAATTTAAAACAAGTATAGCAAAGTATCTAGCCATCTAGCTAGCTAAAAAAACAACAGTTAATTTTTGCTATTTTAATAACTAAAATATAAGTATTACTAGTGTTTAAATAATGTATGTATTTTATTTCTAATATTCAAAACAATAAAATAGCTAATTTTAAGACTAAAGAAAAAAAGAAAAACAACAGAGTAGCTATAACTAGCGGTATTGGTGCAGCTTACTTAGGACAAAAAACAATAAGATCAGGGATACCTCGTTTGTTAGGTGTACGTTTAGAGTCTCATAGTACTAGTAAAAAGACTGCTAAAGAAATACTTAAAAATGGTGGTATTTTAGATCCAAATAAAAGTGGTAGCGGAGCTATACGTGCTTTAGAATCTAATGCCGCAGGTGTGGGGACTGATATTAATAAGGCAAAAAATAAAGTATACATAACTGGTATTCACAAAAATGCTATTGCCCGTGAAATGCCATCTCCTATGGGATTTGGTACTGTTACTGTTGATGCCAAAAAAGAAAACCCGCTTCAGCAAGTTATTAACCGAGCAGACCAACGTAGAGGTTATAGAGGTCAAAGCACTATTGATTGGGATTTTGTTAATAAAGATTCTAAAAGGTTTCAAGAATTAGATAAACAAACTTTTCAAACACCTTTTGGAAAATCGTTACCTAATCAGCAATTAGCTGATGAGTACACAAATATATTAAAAGGTAATCAAGAAAGACTTGCAGGTGAGCGTAGTAAAGCCGTATTAAAAGGACAACTACCCACAACAGGTCGCAGTTTATATATTGGTGGTAGTGACGAGTTTTTTAATAAAAACTTTAAACCTGACTTTGACGATCCTAGAGCAATGTATTCTGAAGAAAAAGTAAAAGTGTATGGTAATCGTTTAAAAGCCACAGCAGCAGCAATTAAAAAAGAAGGTTTACTAAAACTGATGAAAGGTAATCCTAAACGAGTATTAGCAGGAGCAGCAATAACAGGTCTTGGTGGCTTAGGTACGGGTATTTTAGCTAAACGTGCTATTGACAATAGTATTGGGGAAATTAAAGTAAAAGACTTTTTTAGACGTGGGAAGAAAGTAAAAGGTTATTCACGTAAAAAGAAAAAGAAATGACCACACTATTTATTTCGGACTGCATTACATTTAGTAGAAAACTAGGAAGTAAAAACAAACGAGTAAAATACAAAGGACAAACCTTTGAAATAAGTAGACCAAAATCAGCTACACAAAAAGGTAAGAAAAAACAAGTAACTGTACGCAACACAAGTACTGGACGAACAAAAACAGTAGCATACGGTGCTAAAGGTTATTCTGATTTTAGAAAAAATAAAAACGACAAACGTCGAGATAACTATCATGCTAGACACAAAGGTATTAAATTAAAAGATGGTAGTCGAGCTACAGATAATCCATTACAACCCGCATATCACTCTTTGCGGGATTTATGGTAAGAGTCCGAAATAATAGGGTTTAGGTGTTTATCGTTTAAAATAAAATTAACTATACAATACTAATATTTATGGCTAGTCTACCCAGTAAACAAGATGTTATTGATAATTTAAATACTTTTTATGGCGTTAATAGATACACAGACTTTGACAAAATACCTTTTGAAGAATTAGCTTTAAGTATATTAATTCATTTAAATAGTAATAGTTCTGGTGGCGACGGTGGAATTGTTGGGGATAGTGTTAGTGTTAGTAACTTTCCTAGTAATCAAACAATATCTGGTAATGTAAGTGTAAATAATTTTCCAGAAACACAAGCAGTAGTTGGTGTTGTTAGTGTTAGTAATTTACCCACAACACAACCTGTTAATGGCACAGTTAATATTGGCAACTTCCCAAGTACCCAAGCTGTTTCTGGCAATATCAGTATCACTAATTTACCAGAAAACCAGACTGTAAATGGTACTGTAAATATTGGAAATTTTCCTACTACACAACCAGTTAGTGCAAGTAGTTTACCTTTACCCACCGGAGCTGCAACAGAAACGACTTTAAGTAATTTACTTACTAAATTACCAACCAATTTGTCTGGGGGGAGATTGTCGATAGATGGTAGTGGAGTAACGCAACCAGTAAGTGGGTCAGTAACTGTTAGCAATTTTCCAAACACACAACCCGTAAGTTTAGTTAGTTTACCTAGTTTACCAGCTGGAAACAATAGTATCGGCAGTGTAACAGTTAGTAACTTTCCTAATAATCAAAGTGTTAGCGTCACAGCATTGCCCTCAATACCATTGCCAACTAATGCAGCTACTGAAACTACGTTATTAAACCTTGTTGGCAAGCTACCTAGTGAACTTAGTAGCGGTGGTAGATTAATTGTTGATGGCAGTGGAGTTACTCAACCAGTAACTGCTAGTAGTCTACCGTTACCAACAGGAGCTGCGACTGAGACTACCTCAAATAACATTAAAAATAGATTACCACCCAATCTAGGAAGTAACGTAGTTGCAAATAGTCTGCCTGTAACTTTGGCAACAGATGGTATATTTGCCGTAGCGTTTGGCGCTAGGAATGATGTACAAGCTATTAGTGATACTGCCGATACAGGTTATATATCGTTATTTAAACGACTTTTAACAAAACTTACTAGCTATTTCCAAGGTGTAGCAGGTACTCCAAACAATAACGTTATCACAGTACAAGGACATACTTCGGGTATACCCCAAAATGTAGACCAGTCGCGTAATTTAGTTAGTGCAACAATAACCTTTCCGGCAGGTACTACATCTAACACTTTTACTATTGATAACAGATTAGCAATTATTTTTTGTCCACCAATAACTGGCGCACCAACATTAACTTTACAAGTTAGCTTTGATGGAACAAATTGGGCGAATACCAGTGTGGCGTTACTAGCAGATGCGAGTAACTGGAAACTAATTGAAGCAGACTCGTTAGCCAAAGTATCTGGAGCTTTTGGGTTGACAAATGCCTTTAGATTTATTAGTTCAGTATCAATTACGGCTGTCACTTTGCGTGTTCGGAGCATTACAAAATGAGTTTAGGGCTTATTGTTTGTGGAACCCCTTTATTTTCTGTTACATATACCTACACTCTTTTAAATAGAAATGGCTGGACTGCAACAGCTTCTAATGAAAGCTCAGACTCATTTATTAAAGCTCAAGCATCAATAGACTCAGATACTGGCAGTCGCTATTTATCTCAGACAAATCAATATGTAGGAATGTGGGTTGAATTTAATTTCAATGCTTTGATTTCTATTGCACAAATAGAAATTCAATGGAGCGGAAATCATTGGGCTAGAGGTTTTAGGTTGTTACCCTCTGTAGATGGGGTAAATTATAATACTCAAATTTTTTCTGGATCAGGTATAAATCCTAGTGTTATACCTACTCAAAAAATTCAGTTTTCTCCTATCGAAGTTAGAAAAATTAAACTAGAAATTACGCAATCTTTTGGGGATTGGTTAAGCTTCTTTGAATTCCAAGCTTATAAGGCTGTGTAGTGGTATGCCAAACACTAAAGAAGAATAATAAAAAATGAGTATAGGAATAAGTGTTTTTGGTATTCCAATTTTTAACCCTATAAATCTTATTTCTACAAACGCAGGCTTTGAACAAGATTTTACGGGTTGGTCACGTTTTTCTGGGGATTATAGTTCAAATAACCTAGATATTGTAAATAGTCCTGTTCATTCAGGACTTAAAGCATTTAAATTTGGGGGAATATCCCCAAATACATACACTTTTAGAACTATAAATAACGTAGCTACAGGCAGTTATACCTTGGGTTGTTGGTATTTAAATAGCAGTCCTTCTGGTAATATTTATATGTATAGAAAAAATAGAACAAATGGGGCAGATAGCTTAGTACTACTTAATACATTAAGTACAACATACTTGCAAATAGCTTTTACGTTTTCAACAGATGCTGGAACTTTAGAAATCGGCTTTGGAATAGATAACGCCACAAATACTAATCCCGTATACATAGATGATGTTTTTTTGTATAAAAACTAATGTTTTTAAATTTTAATATACTTAGTGAAAAAACAATTTCAGACCTTAATTTATTTATGTGTATAATGTAAATGCAACCGAGATGATATTTATGAACAAACAACTAGATACAACTAAACCTATTATTCTTACTCGTTCTTTTCATAATTCTAGAGGTAATTATTACCCCGCTAAACAAACACCTTACTATCCAGGTGAAATTACTACAGATGCTTGGGAATTTCAATATAGTATTCAGTATACAGAACAAGTAAAAGTAGAGATCGAAAATAAGGCTTTAGTACCGGAGCCTGATGTTACTATTACTAATAAACCACAAGTTGAAGTTTTTGTAGAGCCAGAGCCAAAACCAACTATTGATTTAGAAATAACAGAACCAAGTGAAGTTCGGGAATTAACACCGTCTGGTAATAAAACAATTAAAGCCAAAGTAATTAAGCACTCTAACTAAAAACAGATAAACATTAATTAAGGGGCTAAATTGGCTCCTTTTTATTATGGATATAAAAGATAGTTACACACCTAAAATAGTGCAACGCTACAAACACCTTTTATTTTCGGACTCTACATTACTCAATAATGCAGAAGCACAAATATTTCGTAGTGGAGGTTGCAGTACGCGACTTAAACTACTATCCACAAATGGAGTATTAAAACATTGTACTAGTGCAGATTTACATGGAGTTGTTACTAGTGATTATATATGTGAGTTTATTAACAGTAATTTAGATAGTCAAACACTAAAAGACTATATTACTACTATTAGTAAGCAAGAAAAAACAAATACAGAAATAGATAATATTTTAAATCTAAATACAGTACCTCGTAGTGTTTGGATAATAGTTAGTTTTTATAAGCAATACATAAATGCAAATTACTAGTCGTAAGTTATTCGAGAAATGGAAACGCAATAAAAGTGAATATTTAAGTGTAATTACAGTACTACTGCGAGAAAGTAAATACCTTTGTCCTAAGTGTTTAACTAATTTAGATATTTCCACAGCACACTGTTCACATATAGTTAGCTGTAAAACACTAGATAAATACAAAGCGTTTTGTTTAGCTACTAATATAAATAATCTAACTGTATGTTGTAAGACTTGTAATTTGAAACAAGGTAGTAAAACAGAAACAGATTTAATTAGCGAAAAACTCTTAGTACAACTAAAAGAATATAATTTTAGTATCAGTAATCAAATATAATATGCAAACACTATTTATTTCGGACATTCAAACTGCTAGTTTTGCTAGAAGAAAAGGTAGTAAAGACAAAACTAAACGAAAAGATAGATCAACTATAGGTAGATTAGTGGGAGCAGGTGTTGGTGCTGCTGGAGGAGGAGCTTTAGCCACAGCAGGTGTTGGTATAGCCGGAATGTATTTAGCTAAAAAAGCTGGTGTAGGTGCTGCGGCAGGTGCATTAGGAGATTTAAAAGCAGCAAGTAGATTAGCCATGCTGAAAAAACACCGTAAAGCTATTGTGTTAGGTGGAGCTGCTTTGGGTGCTACTGCGGGTGCTACTGCTAATGGTGAGCAGTTACAAGAAGGAAGACGTATTGTTAGCACAGGCAATAGAACATCCCAAGAGCTGAGGGGATATATTTCATTGAGCAAAAGATACGGAATATTGTAAGAGTCCGAAAATAAGAAAAACATGAAATACACAACAATAGAACAATTAGCTGAAAAAGTAAGAGGACGATTATCTCTTATTGCGGGGCTTACTACCAATACACCTTATCCAATTAATAATCCCACTACTCCAGTATCGGCATTACTAATACAAGATATTGCTAATGAAAAAGAAGCTTTTGTAGATATTATTTTAAGTAATCTTTATGTCTTACCATTACGTAATACTCACATTATTATTACTGAAATAGTAGAAGCATTAATAGTAAGTGATTTAGTTAGTTTTAGTTATTGGGACAATACATCTACTATGCCAACTGATGTGACTCAAGGACTAAAGAATCACGCTTATATGTTATTAGGTATGCTTACTGCGGGGCTTAATTTTCAAATACCTGGAGTAATAACACAACCTGTTAGTCCAGGTATGATGCCACCTAAACGTGTTGAGTTGATGGGTGAAATACCAGTTAGTGTGGCTCAAACTAAAGTGTTGGTAAATAATGAAACAATAGTTAGACAAAGTGTTCGTAGCAAAGAAGTCACTGATTTTACTATTGATCCTAGATTTAATCGTGGTGTTGCTTTAGGAGCTAATGCCGATTATTATCATAACTACGATTCACAACTTACTGACCCTAATCTAAGAGTAATTGGCGGCGAAGAAAACAGTTTAGATAAAAATGATTAAATAAATGCATTATTTTATTTCGGACTTTGATACTAAGTTTGCTAGAAAGCAAGGATCTAAAGATAAAATTAAACGTAAATCCAAGTTAGGAATAGGAATAGCAGCATTAGGTACAACCGCAATATTAGGAGGAGGAGCTTATTTAGCTTTAAGAAATAAAAAGAAACCAACTTTACCTACTTCATCAATTGGTGTTCCTGTATCTAAACCTAAACCAATTAGATTAAGTGTTAAACAATATCCTAGAGTAACTACTAAAAAATTAAATAATAAAACAACATCTGAAATAGATAATTTAGTACAAGGAGGTTACAAACAAGTAAAAGCTGGTAGATTATTTAACAGTGTTCAAAGGGGAATTCAAAGAAGTAAAGGTAGCAAAATAAGGCGACAGAAATCTAAGAAAATAAATTTTAGTTCAAGTCTTACTAACTTGGTATTATTTGCCAGGAAACTAGGAAGTAAAGACAAACGCAAACGAAAAACTTATGCTGGTTTAAATCCTATTAGTATCGGAGGTGCAACTAGTTTATTAGGTTTAACAGGAGGAATGCTGGTAGGTAATGATTTAGATAATATGGGAACTAAAATTAAAAATCCTATAGCTAAAAGTATGATAATTGGAGCTGGTCTTGCAGGAACGGCTGGTTATTTAAGTGCTAAAAATTTTAATAAGAAACTTGGTTTAAAACCAAGAAGGGGATTATAAACAAATGTACTATTTTATTTCGGACTACCGTGCAGTGGACTTTCAAGCTAATCTAATTTAAATGGATAACAACAATCGTTTACCTAATGAACCAAATATCTTTTTTGACGAACCTTGTCAGAAAATAGCAGTGTTTTTAAAAGAACGACTAAACGAAGCAGTAGTCCGTTCCAATACTAAACCTGCTATTTACGATTGTGCAAGTAACGAAATTCCTATTACTGATAATTTCCAAATTGTTAATGGTATTCGTAGTTGGAAAGATCGTAGTGTACCTAACATGGAATACCCATTACTAAAAGTTTATCGTATTAGAGATAATTTTCAAAGCAACAAAACAATGCGAGAAACAAGTGGAGTTATTAGTTATTCACTAATAATGCCTAATCAACTTGCATTAACACCTATTTTGCAATGGGTAAGTTACGAGATTAATTACTACTTAATAGACAGTTATCAACGTATTGGTATTTTTATTAGTGAGACTGGACGTAGCGCTGAATATATTACAGAAGCGGGTAGTCCTAGTTTTGAACACCTTAATTTTTATATTACTTTTAATAATTAATAAATAGTATAATTAATCTAAATTCAAAAAATAACAACAATGCCAATTTCTGCTAATATTAGCCGACCTAAATTAGCAACTACTACAACTGTACCGATTACTTTAGACATTAAAGAAGCAATTCTTACTGGTAATAAAGTAAATTTGCCAGTTGTATTAACTGATTTAGGTGTAGATCCATTTACTATTACTGGCTGTACTACAACTAGCGGTACTGCAACTGTAAGTAAAGCAGTTGATGCATTTAAAAGTGTGCGACCTGGAGATAGTGTAACTGGAACTGGTATTCCCGCGAATACCAAAGTTTTAAGTGTAACTGTTAATGGTTCTAGTATAGTTTTAACGGCAAATGCTAGTGAAACTGGAACGCCCGATCTTACATTTACACAACCACCCGTAGATGCCACACTGTATATCTTGAGTATCGATCATATTGTGAATGGAAGTCAACTTAGGATTGTCCCTAGGTTGTATCAATTTGACGGTACTCAAGTTAAAGATACTGGTAGTGGATCAGATGATGCAAGTATTACTAGTCCAAATGCTAATTTGGTAGACCTTAATGCATCAACTTTGAATTTAGACGATTACTTGTCTAAAGCCCGTAAACCTCGTAGCAATAGTTAAATAAAAAGGAACTAAATCTGTTATGGCAGTTAAATTTAATGACATTAACCGGACGTTCAAGGGGCTTGCAGATTTGCGTCTTAAGCGTCTGAGTGATGGTTTAGTGTGGTGCCTACCTACCCCGTCTACATTCTCTGTAGACAACGGTATCGAGCAAAAGATGCAAACCACCAGAAACCAGTTAGGTGAGATGACCCGTGCTGGTAGCTATATCTCTGGACGTATGCCCACACTACGTTTGAGTTATGGTAGTATTCAGCCTGAGATTCTGCAATTTAAGATTGGTAACTACTTTACCGCCAAATCTAATACTGAGCTAGCACTATCAAAATCAGTAGACGTTTTTCAGACCGAGTATCCAGGTGCTACAAACGCTACTAAGCTTGGTTTTGAAATCGTCGCTGATGAACCTAGCCAAGCTAGTGTAGTTCAAGATAACCAAAGTGTTATGTTGACTCAATCACCTTTCGCTGGTTTCTCTCCTACCACACCACTAAGCTTTGCTATTGGTGATGCTGGAGCAATGAAGTTTAGCGATGATCTAAAGGCTGCTGGAGCAAGAGTATCCTTACTAATTCCTTATACCATTAATACTTATGGTATTGGTGGAGAGATTGTTGGTCCACATAGCTTGTTTGCAACTATGGTTACTAACGAAGGTGAAATTGTTGTGTTTACTTGCAACAAAGTTACCCCTAACTTTGAGGGTAGTGGTTTTGATACTGGAGCAGAGACAATTGAGCTACCTTTTTTCATCAACTCTACCGCAGGCAGCTGCCAACCGTACCAACTTGACTATCTAAACAGGTATGTAAGTTGTTAGAAACCCTTACTCAGTATAGGTTTCAGCTTTACTAAAAATCTAGCAAAAACAAACCATCACAAGAACGGATAATCTAGTATAATAGAGAGGTAAGCCAAAAACTTTTCTATCATGCCAAGAAACAAATTGTCCGAAACACAAATAGCAGAAATAGTAGCTAAGTACCAGTCAGGTGAAAGCCTTAAGGACTTAGCTTCTTTTTATGGTCTGACAGGAACAACTATAGTTAAATATTTAAATGCAGCTAGTGTGCCTACACGAGAAATACGTAGTGGTAGCCGTGCAGAAAAAGCTAAACGTAATGAACAAATAAAAGCTGACTTTTTAGCTGGTTTAACTACTACAGAAATAATGGAAAAAAGAGGACTATCTCGTGATGTTGTAAATGACGTTACTCAAAAACTAAGGTCAGCCCAACAAAAAGAAAGAAATGATAATATTATTGCTGACTTTTAGCAGGGAATGTCTATTAGTGCAATTAGTCGTAAATACAATATAGTTCATGTCGGAATCCGGTATATTCTTGATCAAAATAATATTGAACGTAAAAGATTTCCATATCTAACTATTAGCCACAACAAATTAATACAAGAAACCCCTGAATTAATGTATTGGATAGGCATGGCTTTAGCCGATGGCTCAATGCATTTTGAACATGAATCTTATCCACGATTTACTTTATCGCTCAAGAAAAGTGATGTAGAAATAATACAAAAGCTACGAGATTTTATTGAAGCAGACCGTTGTACTATTAAGTTTGAGAAAGTATCTAACCATCAGATTATGGGAAAAGAAGTTAAACGAGAAGGACAAGCTATCTTATCTTTTAGTTCTCCTAATTTAAATGTGTGGGTAGACAAATACGGTGTTGTCCCTAACAAGACCTATAACTTTAAAACTCCAGAAATACCAGACGAATTATTTGGGCACTGTTTAAGAGGCTGGATAGATGGAGATGGGCATATCAGTATCACTCCCAAAAATAATTGTTACACCGTAGGAATTACTGGCAACTTAGATGCTTTAAGCTGGTTAAAACAAAAGTTAGAATCCTTTAATTACCCAGGTACTATCTGTTATCGCAAACGCAATGAAATCTACGGTGTTATCTCAATGCAAGGAAAAGATAATATAGGTTGGCTATACAACTTCTGTGACGCTAGTAACCCCCTAAGACTTGATCGTAAATGGTCTAAATTAGATACCTACTACAAATAAACAAACACAAATATAATACCCTTCTAGTTATTAGCTAGAAGGGCTTTTTATTATCTTTTATTCTTTACTTCCTACCACCTTAAACTCCATAACAGGCTTCATTGCTACTTCTATTTCCAACAAATAACAATCGTTCATCCAGTCTACAGCTTCAGGTTCTCCATGTTTTCCACCACCATACCAATACGTCCAACCAATCCACTTATCAGACCTTGTAATCTGTTTAGCAACTTCTTTAGATTCGTAATAACGGTCACTATATCTTTCAAGTAACCCTGTGTCTATACCTGAATATCTGTAGTCCGAAATATAAGGGTCAAGTATATCTAACTCAACACACTTATCCCATAACTCTTCAATAAATTCAGCGGGTTTATTGCTGGGCATAAAGCTCATGTCGCTTAGTTTTAAATACTCTTCATATATTTCTAAGTTGTCTATTAAATCATCTTCGTCAACTAACAACAGTATTTCGCGCTTTAAATAGTTAATTGGTTTCATACTTTCCCTAAGTAATCTTATTATTTCGGACTCTTGTTACTATTTCTAACCCACTTAAAAACTAACTTTCTACTCAACACCAAAAATTGTCGACGCGATATGCCAGTAAACGCTAATCTAGATTCCCAGACTTCCATCTCATAAACCTCTCATTTGATTGTGATAAACGTCGTAACAAACCTCTAGAAGGACGATAAGCTGGTTTAGTTCTGCTTACATATACTCCTAAATCACCTTTCTTGCCATAGAACTTACCTCCTTGTTGTTCCATGCTAGATATATTTTGAACAATACTATTTGGAGTATTTCTTGCAGTTCTAACTGTTACTCTTGTTTTACCAATAGTTCCTTTAGCAGCATACAAACCATCTTTGGGTTTCTTGGTAACTTCTTTAACTACTTTTTGAGTAGTCTCTTTAAATAATTGTCTTCTGCCTAAAACATCATTACCACTATTTTCTAATTCATCAGAGTATCTAGTAAGTTGTTCGGCACGGCTTTTAATATCTTCTTTAACGTAGTGGATTTTTCCTAACAGTGGATTTACTTTGTTTAATGCTTGTATTTCGGTATTCTTTTTAGCTTCTTTTTTCGCGGCTTTAGTAAGGTTTTGTGCAGCTTCATTTTTAGGTACTATTTTTTTTAGTTCATTATCTATGTTTGTGCCTACTGTTTTCTTAGCTTTTTCAACAGCATCTTTGGCTACGCCGACTTGTTTTTTAACTGCATTTCCGGCATTAGATATAGTGTCACTATTATTTTTAATAACTCGTCTAGCTGTTGATTCTGCTTTTTGTATAGTAGATGTAACATCTGGGAGTTCTGCATCTTTTAGAGTTTTAGGGATAAAAAGAGTTAATAAATCTCTTCTACTACCTTTAACTTTTTTTACTGTTGCAGCTTCAGCTTTACTACGTATTTCCCCAACTTTTTTAGCAGCTTTAGCTATACGGGTTTCTAAATTTAAATCTTCAGTTTTACCTTTAGGTTTAGTACTATTAAAATTATCAACAAAGCTATCTAAATTCTTTTTAACATTTACTGTAACTTTCTTTTTACTACCAACACCTACAGTTTTTTCTATATTAGAACTTACTTTCTTTGCTTTTCTAAGGGTACGGCGATAAAGCTGGCGCTGGGATTGTTGTTGCTTAATTAAACCTAAAGCACGTTGATTATCAGATATACTTCCAGTACCTTTAGATTGTGCTAATTCTAATACATTGTTGTCAGTAACTAATTTTTTGTCCCAAGCAGTCTTACCTTTGTGTACTACCCTTAGTCTTCCATGCCCCCTATTTACACCATTTAGTTGTTTACCTTCAAGTACAAGTCCTGGAGCTTCTACTTTGGTAGGGGTAGCTGGTACAGACGGAATATCTACCTTAGCTGGTGGTAATAATTTCTGAGGACTGCTAGTACTAACTTTACTTGCTACTGGAGCAGATACTACTTTCTTAGTAACTGTATTGTCTAACCACGGGTCAGGTAGTTCTTTTACTTTATTTGGTGCATTAACTAATGCTTCTCTTACACTGACAGTAGGCTTTTTTTTAAACGGTAAACTAATACCTTTACTTTTTAATATT